CTTCTATTCTAAGGCCACCATACGGACGCATAAGGAATTGCTGCTTTGCGTCTTGAATATCAAACCCCTTATAAATATTCTTAGCTTCTACATAAGTTTTTTGGATAGTAATTGAACAGGTTTTGAAAGCTGTTTTTGCCAATAAAACTAGAATATCTCTTTTTACGTTTTCAATTGTCCTTTGCAGGTGGTCAGTAGGGTGGGCTGTTCTGTAATCCCACCAAAATATCAAAGAATAAGTACCAAAAAAATCACCTAATTGCCCTTTTCTCTCTGCTATATTTACCCCGTCATCTACCAAAAAAAAACAATGATTTTCTAAGTATTCATCTGGCAACAGGTTCAAATATTCGTTTGGGTAGTCTTGACGTCCTACGTATATATGGGGTTCATAGGATGCCCTATTATTGCGCTGGATAGGTATTTTTTCAGCTTGTCTATAAGCATTAGTCAACCAACTTAATTCAGTTGTTAGAACGCCCCAATTTCATTAAAAGCCTTATCAAATAGGGTAGGGGTGACTAAAGTTGGTTGTACTGGATTATTCATTTAATGCTTTTCTGAATCTGTCTATAAAATTTGGCTTGATTAAATCAATAGTTCCCTGTAAATTTTTGTCATTCAATCCCAAAATATCAATACTGTATTTTAATTCTAATGATAGGGCTTTTCGGTCTGTAGATTCAATAGAAAATTTATCTTTGAAATAGACTAGGAAAAACTTACTATAATAGTCACCTGTATCTAATAAAGTTACCCTATCATAAACCTGCCCTTTTCCTTTTTTTACGCTTATTGTAAAGGGTCTATAGGGTGGCGTAATATCCTGTCCTGTGCTTAGTTCCCCATCTTGCAACTGCTCCTGGTTGAATAGAATAATTTCTTTTTCAAAGTCCCTGACAGCCTCTAATAAAAGTTTATCCTTTTCCTTTTCAAAGTCTGTTAATATTTGTATGTGTGCAGAAAATGGCATTATACTACACTATAATTAACCCCTGTTCGCTTAGAGGGTAACAATATCCTGTCAATGTTGCTGGTGTCAAATTGTATGGCATCTATAGCACTATTAAGCTCATGGACTAAACCCATTGGCTTTCCTGTGCTTTGGGTATCTCCGAACAATTCAAACTGCATTTTTTGCCAATCTACATTGATATTCCTATTTACTCTGCTTTCTGCATTCGCTGCCAATTGTTTCACTAAATTGACTGCAATTTGCTTTTGAATAGCAGTAGCAAATAGGCTCTTTTGCTCTAAAATAAAGTCTGTATAATCTGCCCTGACATCAAACTGTAAATTGATACCGTAGTTAGTAGAATAGTTGTAGGCGTTTTTTGTGAGGTCCCCCAACGTGGTCAAAGCCTCAGTAGTCTGGAAGCCATGAACCCCAAAAAATTTATTAAAAGTAAACAAACCCAATCGACCGAAACCGCTATTTTCATAGCTTAATGAATAGTCATAGACCCCGTTGATTGGATTGCCAGTAATTACATTCAAATCATATTCCAGATAATAAGAATTACCCCCTGCCATGCTCCAAACAACGTCCAAGCTAGCAAGGTCAAACCATTGCACCGAACCTGCACCCGTGTAAACAAAGTTGAAGGTGTGTATTTCTGTTTTTTGTCCAGATTGAAAAAGCTTGATTGGAATAGTCTGATTTTGTGTAAATTGCAAACCTATCTTAGTAATCCTTTGAATTACCCCCCTGCTCTTATAGGGTATAATTTCAAAGCCTACCCTGTAATCTCTCACGTCTACTAGGTCCACAAAATTTCCTGTGCGTTCAAATAATTGACTTCTGGAAAGTAGATTTTTTGCTGTCTTTCTTTTTACCTTCAGTTCTGCCCACTTATTTAACAGGCTTATAATTCCCTGTTCTGTTCTTTCTTGTAGCCAATTGGTAAAAGGGTAATAAATTTTCCAGTAGGTTGCGTCTGGTGGCGTTTGGTTAGTGTTGGCAGCAATACAAATATAGTCTATACTACTAACTTTCACTATTTGCCCAATTGTGTACGCTGTTGCATTGTTCCATGCTGGAACAGTCACCAAATCAAATTGAGGTGCTGCGCTCAACATGTTCTGAAACGTCAATAAGGCGCTGGCATCATTCACAAATAGACCGCTTTCGCTGGTGGTCATTGCTTGTAATTGTGTACCGCTTGGGTCATAGTTTTGACGATAGCCAACTAAACCCAAAAGACCTGCCTTAATAGTTGAAACATTGAACATAAGAAAAGATAAAACAAAGGGGGCTAACAGCACCGAAAGACCCCCTTTATTGATTTATGGATTAGTCTGATTAAATCTAATCTAATTAGGCCGTCTGTACATCAAACTTAATAATCCCTGAAGGAATCGTAGAACGGTCGGAATTATACTTAACAACATAAGCCACATCAAAAGCAAAATCAACAAATCTTGCACCTGTTCTGGTTAGGTGGGCGGTTGCGCCTCCTGCTACACTACTTGCATCGACTGCTGCCTCATAGGAATAATAACCTGAATTGATACCCAATAATGGGATTTCAACAGTTCCCCACTCATGCGAAGTACCTAATTTAGTTCCCATAATTGCGTCTGGTTCAACTCTGGTCAACATACCTAAAGTACCATCTGTGATTGCATAACCTGTTGCAGATTTCAAAGCAGCATTAGAAATGCTATTTGAAAAACCGAAAAACTTATCTGCAAAAGGCAGCGTTTTGTTCTCCTGGTTGTATTCCCCAAATCCTTCCATTCGGTTAGTAATCGCTTTCAAGCCTTGATTTCCGACAATATCACCTCCGAACAAATCAAAATCATTTGATTGCATCATAGGGTCAAGGTCGTGTACAATGTAGGCACTTTTCAGGTCTGCTATTGTCGTTTCACTTACTACATTTGAAGCAAAGGTATTATTATCTCCCGTCACCTCTCCAATTACTTGCGTTTTTGCAGCATCTAATGCCGTAACTGCCAAACCCTCTAAAGTGGTTTTCATTTTGACAATCATTGCCTGGTACTTCTTATCAAAATCTAACTGCATGTCAACATCATTGTTGTAATGTTGGGCAGGATACATTGCAAATCCATAAGCCAAAGTGGTAAACACTACGGTATAGAATGCACTTGTATTTTCATCTGCTGCAATTGTTAAAGGGCGTGTACTTCTTACAGTCACATCTTTGTAATTGATAACAGGTATTTTTAAGGTATTTCCAGCACTTGAAAAAGCACGTTGCGCTAATTGGGGGGTGATAAAAGACTGCGCCCCTTGGGTTTGCCTCATAAAGGCATTGTGAACCCCTGCGCTGGTTACTCTTAATTCAGCACTATCAAATCTAGGGGATTTTTCTCTAAATTCAAGCGCCAAAGTTGCTACTAAACTCATAATAATGAATTTTTAGGTTAAAAAATGTTGGCAACTTTGGCACTTGTTGCGGTGTATTATATTATATTATATTAATGGTAAGGCAGCTATATCATTTTGACTATAAGCTTCCTTTAATTTTGTTTGATATTCGGCTGTATTTCTGGCAATTCCTTGGGTAGCTAATTGCTTTTCAATCATTGCGGTGGCTTCTACTTTCGTTTTTGCCCCTGAAATGCTTATACTACCTGCTGCCCCTTTTCCTGCTCCTGCTGCTTGTGTTCCTGCTCCTGCTGCCGTGTGGCCTGTTGCCATGATTGGCGCTATGTCTGGGGTCATAATTTCCAGCAAACTAGCTGGCTGGCTTGGGTCGTTTGGTGATGTTATCAAAATCCCATCTTCATTGCGGTAAACTGTTTTCTTTACTCCACCTTGGTCAACAAAATCCATTTTCACCCTTCCTTTTACTGCCTGTTTTACGCTCAACAGGTGCGAATCTCTCAAAGCCTTTGGGATAATATCTTCTGACTTATAAGCGAAGCCGTTTAAGGCTTGTCCAAATTCTGCTTGCCATTTCAAGCCCTCTAAATCGCTTTGGTACTTTTCTTTTTCGCTGTTCAGCTTCGTTTGTAACTGCTCGATAGAGGTAGTTCTATCTAGTAACTGTTGTTCTAAACTTGAAACTTTCCCCTTTAATGCTGTATCTAATGAACCGTTTGCTATTTGGTTTTCTAAGTCTGCTTTTTCCTGCTGTAGTCTGTTTAATTTCGTTATTAGTTCGCTGCTGTTTCCTGCTGCTTTTAAACTGCTTAATTCTGTTTTCACAAAATCGCTGGTTTTCATGCCGTGTGGTTTATTTTTTCCAGTCAGTTCTAAAATGACTGAATCAATACTTCCTAGAATTGTTCCCATCTCTTTTCCTATCACGGTTGTTTCATCGTTTTTGGAAAGGTTGGAAATTGCTGTTAATTGGTCATCTGTTAGGCTCTTTAAGACTTCCTGTTGTTTTAAGACTTCTGCTGTTAATGCCATAAACTTTACGCTTAATTTATGTGTTATAAAAAAATGATTTATTATTACTTAATCGTGGACCACCCTTTGTCTGGATCTGGCTGCATGTTTTTTGCTCCTTTTGGCAGGTGCAAAATTTGGTTAACTTTCAAACCCTGACTAGCTCTATTTTTCAGGAAAATTGACCACATTCGACTATCTGCCTTGTAGGTGAAAGGTTTTGAAATCTTTTCGCCCGTGTCGGGGTCACGTTCTCTTCTTTCGACAATTGCAACTACTGTTTTCTCTTCACCTTTCAAAACTTCATATTTCGCTGTAGTCGTTTTCTTAGTTGGTGGTGTTGTGGATGCCATTTGAAATTGATTGCGCCCTCTCTATTTCTAGGGCTGGTTTAATAATGTAGCTTTCTAAGCTTGTTTTAATTATTTCAATCCGTTTATTGAAAATCAAATCTTTTCCAAATTCAGTTACTAGTATATTTTCTCTTTCAAATTTTTGTAATAAGCTAGAAAAGTTGACTTTTAAAATATAATCGCTGTATTCAATGTGACCTTTTTCGTACATGATTTGCACCTGTGAGGCGCTCAAATGTCTAAAGGGGTCTAAGTTTAATATGATTTGAACCCTTGCAAATTGTTCCCTGTTGTTCTTGTACCTGGTTGCAAAGTATTGCTCTTGTAAAAAGTCTAATGTGATGCTGTCCAATTGGGCTGCTCTGGCAGATTCATAGAACCCTAAGAGGGTAGATGCATCATATAAAAAGAACTCGCTGCCATAATTTACACTACAATCAATAAATAGGCTGTCATACCTTAATTTGAAAATAGTGTTTAATAGCCATTTTTCGGAGCGTTCAAAGCTGCCCTTAACTTTCAATAATACTGCCTTTCTGCTTTCAAAAAGTGACATCACTTGTTTTTCGTTAATAGCCTCTTTTGAAGTGTCTAAGATGTTTCCTGTCACTCCCTCAAAAATTGCTACTTTTCTTCTTTCGCACTCTTCAACCGTGTAATTTAGTTGATTTGTTCCCATCTCAACTATCCCCATTGGTTGCCGTAAATTTGCCCCGTCTGCTTGTTCAGGGGTTGGCACTTTTATAATACCCCCTGCGCCTGTCAATCGTCTTTTTTGACATAGTGGGCATTGTTGAGGGTAGCCTCCAGAATCAAGTAAACTAATATTTGATTCATTTACCAAAAATCCCTTTTTACATTCTGCTAGACCTTCTCCCCTTTCAATCTGTCTTGAATAATCACAATCTTCATCAAATACCCATATAAGAGGGTAAGGGGCGTACATGTCAAAAACATGCTTAGAAATAAGGAAAAATAAATATTTGTCAAGGCTCGCTAAATAGTCAGTCAATACGCTTTTTTTAATCTGCGGCGCTGAACTATTTACGGGGTCGGACAAAAACCAATTAGCAGGGCAATAACCTAAATTATGTGCATTGTCTGAAATTGGTATCTGGCTTATTTCATCTTTAGACTTTTCAACTTTTTGAAAAATCCTGTAGCTTGTATTATCTAAAACAGCTAATGTGCTTTCGTTAATATCAAAAATTAACCAGTTTATTGATTCCCCTTTTGACTCAAAATCAATCACTCTTTCAAGGGGTAAAAAATAATAATAGGGTTCTGGTCTTTCGGTCGTTTGCTCTGTTGGTAGGTCAACAATCATTATAGAATTGAACCTAGTCTTAAAAGCATTCATTGACCTTTTACGCCAATCTTTTTTAAATTCGGTCTGCTCTAAATGGTTGTTTGCATCTTCTAAAAGTTCCCTGCTGGCAAATTGCAGATTATCTGCTGAATCCTGACCATCAAAAATTTTGTCAAGTACGTCAAATATCTCCCCTGTTAGCGTTACCGTTTCGACTGGTAACTTAAACATGGAAAGGAAAAGCTGAAATTTATCAAAAGGAATTAGCTTCTTTACCCAATCCAGAAAAGGGTTTGCTGAAACCGTTTGGTCGTGCATTGTAAGGGTCGTTTGGGTATGAAACCTAACTTTCCTTTCGTGACTAATTGCGGCCTTTAGCACCCTTTGGTGCTTTGGCTCTTTTAGTCTTTCCTGTATTTGCTGGACCGTTAGTGACATTGTCTGGATTTTCTGTTTTTTCCTTTTCGTACCATCCACCGTTGTCAGTCATAGCTAAAAGTCTGTCAGCATGGTTGCGGTCAAACTCTTTGCCATCTGCTGCAATAGCTGGATGATATAATAAAACCTTAGTCATAATTATGCGATTGTGTTCAGGTCAGCATCATCAACAGGGTTGAAATCCGTTGGCGCTAAAACCGTAAAATATTTAGACCAGTTTGGTTTAAAAGTCCATTCAAAGGCGTTTGCATCATCTTCTGCCTGTTTGCCGTGTGTTTTGTCAGCAATAAATAAAGATTGAATTGCAATAGGAAAGCCCTTGAAAGTCGTTGGGTTGGTTGGGTCATCTGAAACCCCTGCAATATGTCCACATTCATTTACTAGAAAAACCGTAAGATCTTCACAACTAATTCCATCTAATTCACGAATAGTTGATTGCCAAGCTCCAAAGAAAGTTCCTTTTACTTGTGTAGGTTCTTTGCCTACAACTCTTTGTATGCCTCCTGTTGTTTGCCCTGTGCCACCAAATTTGATTGCACTACCTGCTGCTCCCTCATAGCCTTCTGTATAAGGTGAAAAGATCGCTTTTGTACCATCACTAGCAGCTTTTAGGGTAGTCCAACTGCCCTTTAATTTGGGGTCTGTTGTACCTATCACAAATTCATTTAGAGTTGCCCCATCTAATCGTCTTTGAAAAATGACTTTTACCACTTCGCCAAAATTCTGTCTGGTAGTGGTAGCCGTTAAGGAAGGAATTGCAGCGCCAGTTGTACATCCGCATAAAAGAGAAAATAACATTTTTTGATGTTTTTAGCTCCCTCTTTGGCGCTTGAAGGTAAGTTTTTTAATGTTTTAATGCAACATTG